TGGTATCTAGACACTGTTGAGCGCCTGCAACCACGGTCCCAGGTCCCATGGGCCTTGTACTTCGGTACGATCATCCACACAGGCCTGGAGGAGTACTATCGTTCTAAGCGAGTCGTCACGGACATGCTTGACGCATTTCGCCTGGGGTGGAAGGAGGTCGATGACTATCTTGTCCACGAGTACGGTGGTATGTATACGTTAGGGATCGAGGAGGAGTGGTGGGAGTATTACCTTCTGGGAGAGGGAATGCTCAAGAACTACGATGCCTTCGATAGGCGGGAAGGGTGGTTTGATGAAGTCATCGAAATCAACCTCGAAGAAAGAGGGTTCGTCCCTATTGTTGATTCCCGTGGAAGGCGGTTGCGTGGTCGTCCTTTGCTCTCCGGACGCATCGACCTGGTTGTCCGAAAAGGCGACGACTTCTGGGTCTGGGATCACAAAACCGCCGCCCAACGACCCTCCTACCAGGCACTCGACTTAGACGATCAGGGCACAGGATACTGCTACATTACGTGGCGGTCGCTGGGAATCATCCCCAAGGGATTCCTATACAATGTGCTGTTGAAGCGATTGCCCAAGGACCCCGTGCTCCTCGCATCTACCGGTCGACTGTCGGTAGACAAATCGCGCCTGATGACTCGGAGCCGTTTTCAGGACGCGATCGAGGAGCACGGGCATGATCCTGCCATGTACGCTGAGCACCTCGCAGAACTCGACAAACGAGGGTACGACGACTTCTTTGTACGTGACACCTCCGTTCGTAACCTTGCCCAGTTGCGTACGTTCGAGAAGCGTGTCTATCTCGAGTACAAGGATATGCGGCAAGTGATGCGATACCCGAACCTTGCCTACCCCAATCCGAACCAGCGGAACTGTCCTGGTTGCTCTGTTCTCCCGATCTGCCATGCGATGGAGGAGAATGGCAACGTCGAGGCGATGCGGGAGATGTTCGAGGTGCAACCACCACGCCACGAGATCCCGAAGGAGTTGCGCTTTGGCAACAGCAGCGTCAGTCAATAGGCCCAAGACCCGACCTCGCCGTACGATTGAGGAAGGCGAGCGGCGAATCAAGTGTCTCGTGTATGGGCCTGCTGGTCAGGGCAAAACCTATTTCATCGGCACAGGATCAATGGACGAGCGCACGGCACCGATCTTGATACTTGACTTCGAGGGCGGTGTCTTGTCAACGCTTGAAGGACTGCCAGGTCGTGGCGAGACGTGGTACGATATGCAGATCCGGTCGTGGGCAGATTACAACAAGGCCTTTGAGCGACTCGATAAGAACGTCGAGGGGTTCAAGGCAGTTGCTATCGACTCGATTTCCGAGACCCACAAGTTTGCCCTATTCAACATCATCGAGAAAGAGGAGGACCGCCGTAAGAATCCAGACCTGATCGAGCAAGGCGACTACGGTACCGCATCTGTGCAGATCAACCGCTTGGTTCGTGCATTCCGTGACCTACCTATGCACGTCTTCATGACCGCACACGCGAAGGACGAGACGGACCCACGTGAAGGTCTTGTGAAGAAACCAATGATGGCGGGGCGTGTCGCTGAGGAGGTCCCAGGCATGATGGAAGTTGTCGGGTACCTCGCATGGACGGAAGATGAGGAAGGCAGTATGAAGCGCACGCTTCTGCTGCAGAACTGGCCAAAGGTGCGTGTGAAGGTGCGAACACCATGGGGCAAGGTTGCGCCCGACGAGATATACGACCCCACCGTCACGAACCTTTTGGACACACTCTACTACGAGGAGTAACATGCCAGAGTTCAAGATTGACTTCGAGGAAGTGGAATCATTCGCAGCGTTGCCTGCGGGTGAGTACCTGGTCGTTGTCGAGGAAGTTGAGATGCGGCAATCGCAGTCAAGCGAGTACCCGTACCTCAACTGGAAACTGAAGGTGACCGAAGGCGAGTACGAGGGTCGCTTCGTGTGGATGATGACCAGCATGTCTCCCAAGGCGCTGTGGCGGTTGAAGGAGACGCTCGACAATCTCGAGGTCCCGCTGGACGACTTCAACCTGGTGGTGGACGAGGACACCAACTTCGTGACGGAACCCGCTCTTGTTGGGTTGCCTGCGATGGCGCCCGTGCGTGAGGACGAGTACCAGGGGCGCATCAACAACAAGGTAGACATGCTGCTGCCTGTCGATGGTCCCAAGAAGGCGGATTCGGCACCCATGAAGAAGACAGGGTCGCCGGCACCGCAAGCAAGGAAGAAGATCGTATCGTGAGCGAGGAGGCCTCCCACGCAAACAAGGGCGGCCAGTTCTCGTCGCTGCAGGATCGGGGTCAGAACGTCTTCAAGGGATTGGAGGCGTTCGACCTCTCCTCTACCGTCGATAGCGTCACGATGGAATCAGACGAGTTCACCGCAGTGTGCCCCATCACAGGTCAACCCGACTACTACTCGATGGAGATCGTGTTCGAGGGGTACAGGGGACTCGAGTCAAAGTCCTTGAAGTTGTACCTGCAGCAGTTTCGTACGCAAGGTGCCTTCTGCGAGACGTTAGCAGCACAGATCGCAAAGGATGTCTTCGCAGCGATAGACCCGCTGTTCGTGCGTGTGACTCTACACCAGAAGTCACGTGGCGGCATCTCAGTGACAGCATCTGCGCTGGTACCTGAGTTGGGGATTGGCATGCAAAATGGACGGTAAGGTCACCTTCCACCGCACGTTCTCAGCAGCACATCGCCTATGGAGTGACGTCTCTAAGTGCGCGAATATCCACGGACACAACTACCGTGTGTCTGTTGGCGTGACAGGTCGTGTAGGTGAAGAGTCACGCATGGTCGTGCCCTTCGACTGGATCAAAGAGGTGGTCGATAACCTTGACCACGCGTTGCTCCTGCACGTGCTCGATCCAGGCCTGCACGAACTGGGGAACATGACAAGGGTGGTCATATTCAATGACCTGCCGACGACAGAAGTAGTAGCACAGCAGATTGCTCAGGAGATAGCAGACATGCTGTCTATTGACGACACCATTCGGGAGGTGAATGTCACCCTTGCAGAAACAGACAACATCGTCGCCTACGGGTACGCAGCATCAGTTCCGCATCAGTGAGATCTTCGGTCCCACCATTCAAGGTGAAGGCACCATCATTGGCACGAAGACCCACTTCATCAGGTTCGGAGGATGCGATTACCGCTGTGTCTGGTGTGATTCCATGTACGCAGTAGACGAGCACGAGGTGGCAAAACTACCGAAGATGTCTCAAGTCGAGATCCTCAACAGAGTGATGGACCTACCAGACGCAAAGTGGGTGACACTTTCAGGTGGCAATCCTGCGCTGTTTGACCTGCGTGAGTTGACCGAGTTACTGCACGTTGCAGGGTATAAGATCGCAGTTGAAACACAGGGGACCATCTTCAAGGACTGGTTGCGCAAGTGTGAGGTAGTCACGTGTTCACCCAAACCGCCCTCTGCAGGCAACGTAACCCAGGACTACACTGTCGAGAAGTTCATCCGGGAGATGGAGACGTCCAGGTACAACTACCGAGGCAATCTGGTTCTCAAGATCGTGGTGTTTGACGAGACAGATTACGAATATGCAAAGTGGATCTTCCAGACGTTCCCGTATCTTGAGAGATGGTTGCAGGTTGGGAACAGCGACGTGTCCGAGAACACCACACCAATGGATGAGGCGTACCACAAACTGGGTCTCCTCGATAAGTTGAGGTGGTTGTCAGACAAACTGATAGCAGATGATTCGGAAGAAATGGCAGAAGTACGCGTGACGCCTCAACTGCACACCCTCATGTGGGGCAATGCGAGGGCGACGTGAGTACCACGAACACAGAGGATAGCATGCGACGAGGTCCCCCGTCTACCTGGAAACCAATCGAGGATGCAGAGAACCACATTGCTCAGTTCCTGGCGTTCCTTGGCGAGGACCGGAGGCGTCCAGGACTCGCTGACACACCCAGACGAGTCGTGAAGGCCTACCAGGAACTGACTAGTGGGTACGATCAAGTGGCAAGGGATGTGTTCACCACCTTTGACGCCGAAGGGTATGATGAGATGGTCATCGTGCGAGACATCCCCCTAGTTTCGCTGTGTGAACACCACCTACTTCCCTTCATTGGTCGTGCCCATGTAGGTTACATTCCGCGGGACCGGATCGCGGGCCTGTCGAAGTTCAAGCGGTTGGTAGATGTATTCGCTCGGAGGTTGCAGGTGCAAGAGCGCCTCACACGTCAAGTACTCGACACCATGGTCGAGGTCCTGGCACCTCGAGGCGCTATGGTGATCGTTGAGGCGGAACACACCTGCATGACGATCCGAGGTGTCCAGGCACCCGGGTCACTCACCGTGACGTCCGCCGTCCAGGGTGACTTCCTCGATGACCCAGAGGCACGTCACGAGTTCCTAGTCCTAATCGGAAAGGGATGACCATGTCTAGGCCTAACTCAGTTCGCATCGAGAAGACAGATCAGGGTCGTGTACGCGTGACAGTCCTGTCTGACAACGAGCGCGACATCTCAGCAGTTGTCGATCCCGAAGAGTTCCTTGCTGCGTACGAAGAAGCAATGAGCATGGGAGAAGGTCCTTTAGTACAGGGTGAAGCATGAGGACTGTAATCCTATTGTCTGGGGGTCTTGACTCCTCAACTGCGCTGGCGCTCTGTGCGCATGGTGGCGATGAGATCTACGCGATCTCGTTCACCTATGGCGCAAAGCACGAAGACATGGAGAGCGCCGCTGCTGAGAACATCGCTGGGCACTACGGGGCGATGGATCACACGATCATCCACCTACCTGAACACCTGTTCGCTATGGGTGCGCTGTCAGGTGACGAGGAGATGCCACACAAGACGTATGAGGAGTTGCACAAAGCAGAAGGCCCCTCACCTACATACGTCCCCTTCCGCAATGCGAACCTTATCTCGCAAGCAACTTCCTATGCGCTCATGTGTGAGGCAAATCGCGTGGTGATCGGGGCACACGCTGAGGACGCACACAACTTCGCCTACCCTGACTGCACGCCAGAGTTCATTGGTGCGATGTCCGCCGCTGTCTACATCGGCACCTACCACAAGGTACGATTGGAGGCGCCATTCCAGTATCTCTCAAAGGGTCAGATTGTCGAACTGGGGATGACACTTGCTGTCCCCTACGAATACACCTGGTCCTGTTACGATCCTGTGTACGATGAAGACAGGCGTGAGAACATCGCGTGTGGCAAGTGCCCAACCTGCATCGGTCGCCGTCAGGCGTTCATGCTGGCAGGAGTGCACGATCCAGTACCCTACGCATCCGGGAGTTTCATATGACAACTGCAGAGCGCAAAGAGCACCTCCAGTTCACCTGGCGCAACATCATTCGGGTATGTACTGAGGTGAATACACCAGATGCCTGGTCATTCGCGCATACGTGGGCGCGTTCCAAGGAAGGTGGACGCCACCCGGACCTGGGATACAACACAGATAACCAGTGGTGTTTCCCAGACATCCCACTGGACGCACGTATCTTCGATCCTGACAAGCAGATCCTGGCATGAAGTTCACCCTGAAGTTCGACATCCAGGAGGACCAAGAGTCAGGTCGCATAGACGTGACGCTCCAAGTGATGAAGGGTGCCGCAACTGTAGACACCATCGAACTTGAAGACACCACAGCGAACCTGACGTGCTTCTATGCGCGCCGATCAGTCGAAGACCTATTCCGGGAGATGGCAGATGCCAGAAGAAACGACCGCGCAAACGCAGGAGAAGTACACGCCGCATCCGAGGGGTCAGAGGACGAAGGGTAGTTGCTCCTATCTTGAGTGCACGGAAGAAGCGACGAAAGCGCGCAGGGTCGCATACTCCTCGTTTACGCGCCTTATGGTGGATGTGTGCGACGACCACGCAAAGGCGCTCGACGGAGGAGCAACCATCCTCATCGAGTTCACTAAGGGATGAGTCACGACCCGGTCAATCACCCCTCCCACTACACCTTCGGGAAGATCGAAGTGATCGAGGTGATCGAGGACTGGAACCTTGACTACAATCGAGGAAACGCCGTGAAGTACATTGCACGAGCACCTCACAAGGGCAATGAACTCGAGGATCTGAAGAAGGCACGTTGGTATCTTGACCGCGCCATCGAGAATCAGAAGAAAGGAGAGCGCGTTGAAAATCGCACTCATTCCCCCAGTCGCTGACTCAGTACGGTGGCGTGCAACTGCAGACATGCACCTTGCTCTCAACCATCTTCTTGAGAATCGGGAGTACAGGCAGTTCATGACTGCGTGTGGTGACGCAGGTGACTGGATCACGCTTGACAACTCAGCACACGAGTTCAAGTCAGGTCAGGCAATCGAAGAAGTCCTCGTCAATGCTATTGCGATCAAGGCCCGGGAGATCGTAATCCCTGACACTTTGTTCCACGCCATGTTCACCGTACAGCAGGCACGGGAGGGATTCAAGTTCCTCAATGAATCAGCGTTGTTCCAGGCCTGTTCACCGACACCACGCCTCATGGTCGTCCCACAAGGACGTGACGAGATTGACTGGTCATGGTGCCTCAAGCAGTTGGTCGACACGGCAGGCGCCTATGGGTTCAAGGACCTGCTCACGATTGGGTTGTCTAAGGACTATGACACTCTTGTTATGGGCGGGTTGTCGAACCTTCTTCGCAAGTACCTTGAACCGTACGCGATGGTAGGTATCGAGACGCACCTGTTGGGGTGGACATGCAAGTGGTCGCTGTGTGACCTGGCACGTGAGTTCTCCTTCATCAGGTCAATCGACACCGCCAAACCTTTCATCTACGCGATGCAGGGGCGCCGTCTCAGTCACGATAGGGACCCAGTGCAAATACACCGTCCAGAGAACTACTTTGACTACTCCTTCAGTAATCATTCTGAGACACTTGAAAGAGCGAATCACAACGTCACTCAGTTCAAGTTGGCGTCACGAGGTATCAGGTCAGCACCTACTGAAGTGAGCATCCCATGACCAGATCAACAGTTTTGTGGATGATAGGAGCATTTATTTTCTACACCATTTGCATAGTCGCTATTACACAGGATTGGCCTAAATGAAGGTAGCAGTTCTTCACGAGACACCGATTCCACGTTCTATGGGATCCGGGTCCGCTTATGACCTGACAGTGAGAATCCTACGTGCGTGTGGTATCAAGGACTATGACTTCATTGCTCTTGGCAAGCAGGGGCAGAAGTTCACGAAAGCAGAGTCATGGCAGGCATTCCATTCAGAGGTGGTGCAGTCAGGTGAACTGGGCGAGTATGACAAGATCCTATGTCTTGGTGGCGTATCTCTTGCCGCTGTCCTTGGTACGACCAAAGGCGTGTCCATTCAGAAATACCGTGGTCGTGCCTACATTGCCCCAACTGGGCAGGTTACAGTCGCCACCTACTCGCCCTTTGCCATCTTCCGCGACTGGGATCTATTCCGCGACTTTGCTGCAGATATCTACAAACTGGCGACTCAAGATGTGGTATTACCAGGCCCAGACGCATACGAGCACGAGTGGGCAGTAAACGACCTCTCCTACCTTGACTACATCCTGCGTGACGCTCGCGTTGTCTCTTGTGACATTGAGACCTTGGGGTTCATGTTCATGCCTCATGGCAACGAAGTCCTCACGGTAGCATTCTGCGCATTGGCAGAGGACGGGGCGGGATGCGGTACCATCCTCACCGCTGACTTCCTCCGCGAGCACATGGAGGTCTTCGACTGGATGGAGCAGCGGCAGAACCCAATCGTCTTCCACAATGCGAAGTTCGACGTGCAACACCTATCGAACTTCCTTGGACGCGAGTTGCTTCTGTATCACAACTGCAAAGACACCATGCTCATGCATTATGCCTTGGACGAGCGTCCCTCAAACAGGTACCGCATCCACGGGTTGAAGATGCTGTCACGTGTCTACTTTGACGCGCCCGATTACGAGATCCCGATGGGGAAGTGGATTGACGACTACAATGCTGAGGAGAACAAACTCGTCAGGGTTCGTATGATGAAGGAACTGATGGAGTACCAGTTCCTCGACACGTGGTACACAGCACGCCTGCACGACGCCCTCGAGGTCGAACGACTGTCACGTGCAAAGCAAGAGCAGCATGATGTGCTGAGGTTCGTCAACGACACGCTGATGCCAGCAACGCTCGCGCTCGCTGAGATTGAACGCCACGGTGTTCCTGTTCGTGCTCAGTACTTCAAGGACATGCTCGAACGCATCGAGATCGCGTTGGCGGCAGAACTACTGGTACTCCAAGAACAGGTTCGCATCATCACAGATGGTGAGATCACAGAGTTCAATCCCAACTCCCCCAAGCAGGTCAAGAAGGTGATCTATGAGCATGCCGGATGCGTGGTCCCGCAAGGAGGCGCTGTTGGTAGATATGCGTACAAGAATAAGGGCAAGCAGACAACGGAGAAAGACGTACTCAAGGTACTCGCGTCGATTGCAAGGAAAGAAGGACGCGACCTGATTGCCATGTGCCTGCAGGGCATACTCGGGTACCGGCAGAAGTCGAAGGTGCTTGGTACCTACGTCAAGGGCATGATCGCTCGATGCACAGAGATTGACTCAGAAGGGTGGTCGTTGATCCATGCCAACTTCTTCACAGCAGGAACGTCAACTGGGCGCCTATCATGCGCGAACCCGAATCTTCAGAACATCCCAGATGCATCTCACGTTGGGGAAGACGTCAGGTCCGGATTCGCTGCGCCGGACGGGTATGTTCTTGTGGAAGCGGATTATTCTCAGTTGGAGTTACGGGTGGCGGGACTCTTTTCCGAAGACAAAGCACTTCTCGATGTCTATCGGGACGGTAGAGATATCCATCAGGAAGTCGCATACAACCTTTGGCAGAAACCAAAAGACGAAGTCACGAAATATGAGCGGTATCTCGCTAAGTGCCTCAACTTCGGATTGGTGTACGGGCGTGGTCCTCGTTCTATCGCGACCGGTCCCGAGATGGACATGCTGGAGAGTATGCGAGGCGCACGTTGGTCGCCAAAGGAAGTAGAAGCGTACTACAACAAGTTCCTTCGCGGGTTCCCACGTCTGGTTGAATGGATGCAGGAAATGAAGGATGCCGTGCATCGGGAGTACAACGTCTCGACACCGTTCGGGAACTACAGGCGCTTCCAGTTCATCCCGACAGGTGAGTGGCATCGCGTCGAGAGGCAGACGGTGAACACCCCGATCCAGGGTTTCGCCTCGCTCATGTGTACGGACGCTCTTCGCAGAATCCACTGCCGCCTACGTGACGAGCAGATTGACGCAAGGATCCTCTTCACCGTGCATGACTCGATCTGCATTCTCGTACACGAGGACCCAGCGACTGTGCAGAAGGTCTCCGAGATCGTGTTCTACGAGATGGAGCAGAACCTACCCTCGTTGCCAGGTGTCGACTGGTCACAACTTCCGTTCAAGGCGGAAATCGAGATCAAGCGCACGTGGGGTGGCAAAGAGGACGAGGAGTTCACGGAGACGTTGCATGCTGCGTCGGGCGTGTGAGTCGATCTTCGAGCGTGACCGGCGCGCTGTCGCACGCTGCGGGATCCTACGTGCGGCCCATGGGATAACATTGACCACGCCGTAGGATCCCGTTAGCGTGCGATACACGCGGTAGGGGTTACGTCAGATTCCGCACATTCGTCGCGTGTTGGGCCAAGGACCGTATCCGATGGACCTTACTGCCTTGTATGCCACTCGTATCTGATCGAAAGGCGACCATCGGTTAGCAGTTCCTTGATGGTGTAGTATGAAGCGTCCCCAGTGATCCTGAAACGAGATATCCATCTGCAAACCACCGTAGTATCCGTTGCCGGTGTTGTCATTCCAAGCACCTTCGTGAGTGTGGATGCATCTGAGTCCCGCTGTCTTCACACGCCAGGTGTGGACGGCGTCACGTGCGCGCTGGCGCCATAGGTCCCTGAAGTGGAGACGACCACTGAGTGTGCGTCGCCACAAACTGAGACCTGGATAGGGGGATCGAGCGTGTCCCATCGCTTGTTCGTACTTGTAGGTCTTGGCACGAGCATTTGCTGCCTGCCAGACGAAGCGGTGGTTCGTGGGTGTTGCAGAGGAGTAGTTGAAAAGCCCATGTGCTTGTGCTACTCCTGGAGACACAAGAAGGGCAACGACTGTCGCTACGGCATACCTGATGAGGCAACCTCCTACTAGGGGATAAGGGAACGGGCAGTAGGTTGTCACTTGACCTACTGCCCGTGGGGGTTGGGACGTGCGTATCGTATCGAGACCTTCACAAAGGGCGCAACTCCTTTGCTACTTCCGTACTGCGGCAAGTTCCTTCGCGGGATCTGCAGATGATACTGCCGCTGCGGCAATGCCTGCCCTGCCGTGACGGATCACTGCATCATGGATGAGGAACGCAGCGAGAACGATGGCGGAAACAAGTCCCGTTATTGCACCTTGCTGCGCGCTCGAGATGTCGAGGCCGAAAATAACAACCAGGTTCGTCACGACAGCAAGCAGGATAGAAGTAATCCCCACTGGGGTAAAATCTGGTGTCTTCATGTGTCACCTCCTTTCAGGTACCAATACGGAAGGCCCACAAACCAGGACTAGGGCCTGTTGCAAGTACATTTATGGCGGCTGAGGCGTTGTTGGCAACGTATAACTGGAGACGATCTCCTACCTGGCAATCATACAAAGTGGTTGCAACTCTTGAAACCTGGTTGCCTGATGCGACCCCACGTACCTCAGCAATGATGCTGGTGACAGCAGATCGTACTATCTTGACTCGTGACAACCGCCATCCTGTTGCATCAGTTGCCCACTGGGCATGTGTACCAATAAGGTACTTACCTGCAGTGTTGATATTGAGACGGTTGTTTGCTGTGTCTGCCATGCTGTCTGTGTCGTAGGTAGTTGTGTCAATCGTAACTAAGGTGTCAGCAGCAGTGTTCGGGATTGACTGTGCTGCTACCTTTGTCATCTTGACTAATGGCACAGTCAACAAAGAAAGCAAGTTGTCCCTAATGTGCTGATTCAGTATCACGGTGGTGATTGTTTCTGAGGCAACCCACGTGCGAGGTGCTGTCCACGCCACTAGATGCCTTCTTTCGCGCAATAGATAGCAGGGTCAACAACGTCTTGCTGGAGGATGGTGAGAGCGCCACCTGAGTTTTGCCATCCCGTCAAGTAGACATAGTCCCCTGCCTTGCAGTCAAATACGGTGTCAGTGGATAGCACAGGCAACAACGATGATACCGCTTCTGAGGCATCGTGGTCAATGCAGACGTTGGTATTCGCAACAGAGTCATGGTACCACATCTTGATTTCTCTGTGCCCGTTGGCATTACTTGTCCATCTCAGGCCACACCCAATGACGTACTTCCCTGAGATAGGAAAGTTGAGACGGTTGTTTGTAGTGTCAGCAATAGTGCCTACCGTGTCCCAATCTACCGTGTCAAAAGATACTCGTGTCTCTGTGGTATTCGGTATGCTCTGGTTTGCGGCAGCAGAAGAACGTCGCATCTTAGAAGACACCTGGTCGCGGATGGCAGTGAGGTTGTCACGTACGTAGGTGTTGAGCATGGCAGCAGTAACCATCTCTGCGGTGACCCAGGTCTTTGGCACCGTCCACGCCATCAGTTGGAGATCCTATACGCAAAGAAGATATGTGCCGTTGTGGGCACCAAGTTGAGCGCACCTGCAGTATCCTGAAATGCCTCAAGATGCAAGTAGTCGCCAGCGAGGCAATCGTATATCGCCTCCATCGTCAGCACATTCTGTTCCATGCCACGTTCCTGTACGATTGCAATCTGTGTGTCAACACCAGCACGGGTGCTAAAAAGATGACAACGCTTCTGGTTTCCTGCACCACCAACGCCCTGCCACACATGCGTTGCACCTATGAAGTACTTACCTGATGTGTTGATTGACAAGCGCCATAAGAACGTGTTCTGGTTGTGTAAGTTGTCTGAGTCCCAATCCTCAATGTCAAAGGAGTTGTCAATCGTCTGGTTACCTGTTGCAACGCTGAAAGATGCTGACGCCTTCACCCGTGCGCCCCAAACAGTCCCAAGGAAGTTCATGTTGTCACGCAGGTCCACATTGAGGCGACCTACGGTTGGAAAGTCACCCTTGACCCAGGTCCTAGGGGTTGTCCACGCCATACGCGATGTTCTCCGCCACTAGGTCAGAAATGGATTCCCCTGGCACCCAGTTGCGATTCTCCTCTGGGCGTATTGACGTGACCTGGTAGATCTCAAAGCGTTCCTTCTCTGCAGGACCAGTTACCTTTGTGATAACTGTCTGGCAGTTGGGGCACATGTCCGGGACCTGGGACTCGAGGAAGGCATTGGGGCACGCAGGGCAGTTGACAATCCACCTGCCATGGTTGAGTTCTACGAATGCTTCCATTAGTATGCCAACCTCGTCGTGGTGCCAAGAATACTGTACTGCGCGTACTCGTCGTTGGTGGCAGAGTCAGGCAACTGCCAGAAGTCACGTGTCGGGCCTGGATACACCTCGTAGTTTACATCCCAGGAACCTGGCATAATGTCGTGCTGCACACCTTGGATTAGCACCTCGAACGTGAGCGGTGAACCTGATCCCGGAGGTGGATGTCGCGTCACGGAGAGACGATCTGAGATGAATGCTGCACCCAGCAATCGCCACAGGTTCGTTGGGTCGTCAAGCGGTTCAATCTGAACTGACTTCGCCTTGAGACCTGGGTTCTTGAACATGTAAAGATACCAGTTCGCAGCGTTGAGTGCCTCCTGATCTGTCGTCACGATGGTGTTATCCAAGGTGAGTGACCGCACCAGAAAATCTGCTTGAGAGGTCTGATCGAACACTGACTGCTGTCCTGACGCGTCGCCGTATCCTGCGGAATATCTTGAGGTGGAGATGTCGTTGTAGATATCTGTGTCATCGAAGTCAACACCTCCTGATCCCACATCCTCGAATGGTGCCAACTGATTCGCAGGAATCGGTTGATCGGACAGCAATCCCTTTGGCGTCGAATAGGGATACTGGATCGTATGCCACCGGTTATAGAACACTGCCTTACCTGACGGAGCGAAGTAGAACGTGCCACCTTCTGATTTCGTGTCTTGCTTTATCAGGTCAACCAACTTCTCTTCATTCCATCGCCACCCAATCACCTGTGAGATGCCAGTGTCGATTTGACGGCGTGACGCTGGCCAAGGATTCAACCCAGACACTGGCAACGATGCCTGGTCAAGGATGTGTCCAACGCGAGCACCTGAATCTTCAACTGGTGCACCGTATCCCAGAGCAGCAAAGTGGCGTGCAGCGAATCCTGCGGTTGGAATCAGATCAACCCAGTAGGCGAACTCGTCAATCGTCACGTTTCTCACACCAGAAAGAGCAGTGTAGTCGTTACCAAGGTACATGGTGCGTGAGATACCTGACTGGGTCAACTTGCCAAGGTAGGGACGAGAGATTTTTGCTGAGTTACCAGCACGCACATTGCAGTTTGCTGAGTAGGTAGCATTCGCAGCAAGAGTCAGATCAACGCGAACACCATCCACCCATACCTGCGGCATTCCCCCGTTGCCGTCCTGCCCTAATCCATCCCAGTACAACGAGATCAGGTGCCATGATGTCCAGTATGCTGCTGTGCCTGCAGAGTTGAGGATGTAGTACCTATTGATGTTCCAGTTGTTTCCGTAGAAGAACTCAATGTAGGGATGCATCCCTTGATATGGGACACCGCCACCTACTGTGAAGTAGTTCCATCCTAAGTTGATGATCGACCCGTATCCGCCAGTGTTGTCACCGTGGGACCACATAACGTACTGATCCCCGTTGTTGTCTGGCGACTGCCCAGGCAGGACCGTGTCGAACTTGCACAGCATCTCGAGGGCGAACTGGCGAGTGGGAATCTTCACCACCGTCTTATGCATGTCTCCTGCGGCACTGCCAAAGGTCGAGGTGAACTTAGCAGCAGTGTCGTAGTCACCGATGATGGCAGAGTCAGGTTGTCCCAGGATGGGGGACCCGCCGCTAAGTGAATACACCCCATCCTGGATCCCAGAGGCAACCACATTTTGCGCTGCCTGCGTCGTGAAGGCCTCACCCAAGCGGAAGTACCACGTCGGCAGATCATTCATCACTACCAGATCATAGTTGCCCTGTACCACCTGCATGGGGGACATAGGTTTGAACCCGTCAACTGCCGTGACAAGGCAATCTGCCTGCATCCCACCTTGCCAGTCCTGTGGCCACCCTTCGATGAACCCGTCGAAGACGTAGATCGTCTTGGAGTACGGCGCTACCTGATCGAATGCTGCTGGCGTCTGAGGCACGAAGTTCGAGTTCGAGGTGTGGAAGTGATGTATGCCTGCGCCGTCAAAGTAGACGTTGTCATGCGCTGCCCAGGCAGCACCTCCGTTCGCGGGTTGCGCGATAAAGGTGTAGGAGGTTGGTGTCCCAACGACAGGACCATAGGTTGTGATCCGATTCCACTGGTTTGCAATCAGTGTGTAGGTTGTCGAGGCAATCGTGCCACCTGCCTGATCCATCAGCGTGAGCGTCACGAATCCTGCCTTCGACGCCCAGCAGTAGATAGAGATCCCAACGTACTCACCTGTCACTGGCATCTTCTGGAACACAGCACCTGTCTGCGTAATACCTGACCATGTGCTTCCTGGGCCTGTACCAATGTCTACTGCCATCTTGTTGTCACCGAACTTGGGAGCAGGTGCCAACCCAAACGCAGGACGTGACAGCGCACCATCACCTTGGTAGCGCGTCCAGTAAGTGAGAGTCGTTGGATCCTCGAAGTCAGGATGCGTGAGTGGGTTCTCGAGCGCGTAGGACCTGATGCGCTTGAGAGGTTTCACGTTCGGGTAATAAGGCCCAGCAGCATACAGCGGTTCAAACCTGCGGTCACGGTTGTCAAGGACGTAGGAGCATGATCCCGCGTCAATGTCCTCAAGAGGGTTAGAGCGACCATACTTCGAGTGGATCTCCTGGACGTACTGTGACACATCTGACCACGTAGGAGTAAGATCTGCCGGACCTGTAGCGAAGGCAATCTCCGTCACGACGTAAGGAGTAGCAGGAGAGTGTGTTCCTGAAAATCCTGGCGTGACGACCACTGCTTGTGGGTAGGCAATGAATACTGCTGCCCAGTTAGCAGCACCCAAGGATGTCGATTCGCCTCCGTTCGGAGAACCCGAAGGCAGGATGCCGTAGTTGTCCCACAAGGAACCAGAGGCAGATGACACCGTGTGGATTTTGGTCCTTGAGTTCGTTGGAGTGTGATCCGCAGCAACAGAGTTTGCAGGGAACGACACCGCCGCGAATCCGATATCTCCTACCAGTGATGCGCCTGCGATTGTGCCAGCATTCGCCAGGTTCGTCGTGCCGAAGGCGGTTGCGATCTTGTTTGACGCAGGAGATCCCAATGCCAGGCCTGCAAACTCAGACAATCCCCATCTTCGCTTATCAAAGACGTCTCCACCAGCAACGTCAACGATTGTGAGGGTCGTGCCGTTCGCCAGGCCTGCAGGACAGTCAGCGGAGATCACGGTTACAGATCCACCGTTTGATCCTGTGTTAGCAGCACGCGCATCTATCGTCCACGTGACGCCTCCGCCAGAAACAGATTGCACCGTGTTGAAGGACCCAGAACGAATCGCAAGGATCGCCTTGTCGCCAGCAGCAACTGCGCCTACTGTGACTACCGTCCAGGTGAGCGCGAAGGTGGAGTCAACCGACCCCGAACCCCGATCTGCAACGAAAGTGCCTGACACTAGATGGAGGACGCGGTTGCCAGGCGCACACGACCATTACGGCGCCCGTAGGTGGTCAGCACGTCGAGCAGTTTCTCCTCAAGGTCACGCTCTGTAATCACAGACCCATTCACCGTTAGGTTGATCGTCACGCCACTTCCACCATGCAGCATGTCTGCACGCTCAGGAAGTGGCACGATTGCTTCTGTGCCACCCCTGTTGTCGCCAACGATTGCAAGCGTGGGTCCAGACACGAATCCACCAGATGCAACGTGAGGAATGTCTGGCAGGTTGATCGCGGGGATGCCTACTGAGAAGTCGAGGGGACCTTTGTGAATGCCGTACGAGAAACCTGGTATCCGCAACCCGTTCCAGACGTTGATGACTGAGTTGATGGCACCTTTGATTATGCCTACCAACGTCGATCCTATGCCTCTCACTCCTGCGATGATTGCGCTGGCAAGTTTACCGCCCATCTTCGATCCCCAGTTTGCGAAGCGATCTGGCAACGAGGACAAGAAGTTGACGACTGCGCTCGCCCAGGACTTGATATTCGAGACAATGGTGTTGAAGGCACTCTTGATTTTACCTACCAACCCGAACGCGTCGATTGCCTTCTTGGCGAGTACAAGGAAAGGACCTCCAACCAAGAACAGAACCACGTTCACCCAGTTTGCCTTCAACCAGGCGACAACGTAATGGAAGGCGCGAGGGATCAACTTGGTGAAGACATTACCCACCCAGGATGCGAAGTCCTTGAGATCGCCCCACAAGGAGTTGATGATCTCCCGGAATGTGGCGCTATGCTTGTACGCCTCATAAAGAGCAACCCCAATAGCAATCAAGGCAATCACAACCAGCATTATAGGGTTAGCATCCATTGCGATATTCAGCAACCACTGAGCCGCCGTGACGATCCGCGTCCAGACAGCAAGCGCCATTAGTTGGATCCTGGTAACGATCAGCGACTTTGAGAACAACATCTGGTAGAACTCAATAAGTTTCGTCGCAGTCATGTAGATCTTGTAGATCCCAGTGAGGAGAACCATTGCAGTACCAATACTGAAGATAGTAATCGCCAACGTCTTCATCGTGGTGTTGTGCTTGCCGAGGAACGCCATGAAGGTGGACATTTCCTTGAACATCTTGGTGAACATTGGCAGGAACAGCGTACCGATTTGGATGGCAGTTGTCTGCAGCGTCGAGATGAACCCCTGCCAGGCACCATTGAGTCCTTTCGTGTGTGCCTGTGCTATCGCCTGCGCTGATCCTGCACGCTCGATCTTCTTGTGCATAGCATCCCACGCAGGCAGTCCTCCGCGGATCAACCCGTTCATCACCTTGACACCAGAGGAACCGAACAGGATCTTGAGCGCTGCTTCCCTCGTCTGGGTTCCCATGTTCTTCGTCTCGTCTGCCAACTGCCCGACGATGCTTCTGAAGGGGAGGAAGTTTCCATGGGCGTCTGCTACCTTGAGACCCAACTTGTGCATCTCTGCAGTTGCTGCCTTTGTGGGGACAGCAAGTTGCAACATTGACTGCTTTAGAGCAGTACCTGCTACCTCGCCCTTGACCCCGTTGTTCGCCAGCAAAGCAACTGCTGTCGTCAGCGTGTCAAGGTGCTGTCCTGCTCCTGCGAACACACCACCTGCCTGCTGAACGGCAAGCGCCATATCGCTAATGTCACCAGTTGAGGCGTTCGCAGCATTCGCAAGCATGTCTGCCACGTGTGCTGCGTTGGTTGCCCTGAGATGGAAAGCGAAGAGGGCATTCGCTTCAATCTTGGCAGCATCTGCGTTACTTATCTGAGCAGCAGTTGCAAGTTGGATCGTACCACGTGCCGCCTCCATTGCCTGCTTGACTGAGAACCCACCTTTTGCGAGTTCACCTAATGTGTCGGCAGCATCCTGAGCAGACGTGTTCGGCAGTTTCAGATCAGCACCAAGGGCGATTGCTTCCTTCCGCATCGCGTTCATCTGCCCTGTGGTGCCGTGCGTGATTGCCTGCAGGACGTTCATCGACTCCTGGAAGTTGCCTGCTTCATGCACAGCAAGGCCAATACCAGCAGCGACTCCGCCTGCCATCAGAAGACCTGCTTTACCTACACCGCCCATGATGCGGTTGGTGGTAAGCATCTTCTTGTCGAACTGCGAGGTGTCTGCTACGACCCTTGCAACCAGGAGTGCAATCTGGGTACTCATTTACTTCTTTGCATCTCCACTTCTTGCGCGTGGTTTTCTGCCTCCATGATCTGCAAGGCCCAGTCGCGCCAGACAATAGGTCGTTGTGCCAGTTCCCATGGTTCTACTCGAAGGAACCTACTCGCTTGGATGAGTCGGTACCAATCCGCGATGCTCGGCGGGAGGCCCGATTTGGTTGCGACCGCCCGCCGGAGCGTTTTCCCTGCTCTGCGTCACCACCTGCATCCTCGCCAATCGCCATCATCAGGTCGGCAATCAGACGAGTGGGTAGTGCCATAAAGGCGTCGTACTCAAGAGGTACCTTGTTCTCACCGTCCATCACATCCCAATCGAGCAGGATGATGAGCAGGTTCTCAACCAGAATCTGAGACACGCGCTCGTCCATGTTTCCACCAGAGTTGATTTCCGCCTCCATCTCTGGTGTAAACTTGTAGACGTTGTACGTGACCTCGATTTCCTCACCAAGGTACTCCCAGATGAAGGTCTTCCGTTCCTTCCCCAGGTCGCTGATCTGCAGTGGCATAGTCCCCTCCTAGGGGTTTGGTTACCCTGCAGATCGTATCACGCGACGGGTGCGGGCGTGTCGTCTGGTACTACCTCGTGTACGGTCATCTCCGCGGGTCCTGACTGGGCATCCATATGTTCGGGTGACTCGACGGGTGCCTGCACAGCAGCGGGCGGCTCAGTCAGCGCAGCGTCCTCGCTACCCAACGCGCCAACTGCCGATCCGCAGTTCGAGCACACACCAACGCCTCCTGACGGTGGATCTGCAGGCACGGTGATCCCGGACGTGACGTCCATACCTACTGGAATGTCTGGGTTGTCATCGTTGACCTGCTGCACATGTGCCAGGTATGCGTCGTAGTTTTCTGTAACCTCACCACCGCATACGGGGCAAGACCCCCAACCGCCAACATCTGATTCTGGTTTTCCTTTTGGCACTATGCCTCCTAAAGAGTGACCAACTTGTTGATAATGGTTGCCAGGAGAGCATTTCCCCAGGTTGCGTCATAGACAACGTCCCAGGTGTACTCGATTGCGTACACACCATCTGAATCTTGGAAGTTGGACAACGCAGATACCTTCCCCGCAAGATCGAACTGTACAGAGTAGGGATTGCCGACGCCAGCAAGATCTACCGACGTTGCCTTGAGACGCACGAACTGGGATGTACCAGTACGCAGCGAAGCAAGCGGCGTCATGCCCTGTGTGTCTGCCTCAACCATGAAGGTAAACTGCACTGTCGGTTCCACTTCGACGTGTGAGACGTAGGCCTGCTGTGCTGAGTTGACAACCCAGACAGGATTGTACCGTGATCCGATTGTCAACCCGAAGGCAAGCAGTCGCGTGAGTTTCGTGGTCCCAAGAGCAGCGGACGTCGGGTCCATGAAGACGTCGATGGTGTTGGGGATGACTGGCTTCTCTTCAAGGTCAGGAACAGCACCAGTCAAGACGATGCCGTCCGTGATTGCCTGCCCCATGAAGGTGCCTGTGATGGATGCCTCAGAGCGGTTGACAACGATGGCGAAGTCAGTCATAAGGGCATAGGCAAACTTTGCCGCCCTGACAGATCCACCAAACTCAATGGTGTACGTCTTGGGAGTATCTACTGCACGTGCTGCTGGTGTGAAGACGTGCGAGTAAGCAGTCGTACCACCTAACTGCGTGATGACGCCTGTGGTGAGAAGCGAGTTGAGCAGGTAGACAAGGTCCGTGTAGGACAAGGCGCCCGACACAGCACCTTGCGACCACTCCTTGCCGACCACCAGCGATGAGGCGTACTTCTGCCCCACTGGGCGGTACCTGTGCATATCAACCTGGACACCCATCTCAATGGTAGTGTCCAGGAGATGCTTTGTTGCAGCAACTGCAGTTCCCGGAGTCGACTCGACACCGATCTGCACGCCCTGCAAGATGGAACTGCGTTCAGGCATTGTTCCCTCCTAGATTACTTGGGCCTGCAACTTGTAGAGGCCTCCGGCGTGAGTAAACACTTCCTGGTTCTGCTCTTCGGTAAAGCGGAATGGTTCCTGCCGTACGCAAGACAGGATCTCTACGATGGGTGTGGTGCCCACAGCGCGCTTGAACAGGTCGTCCATGCGTGAGACAGCGGCGACGATTGGCGCAGGAGAGGCACCCTTGTTCGTGACGACGATTCGGTAGATCGAGGTAGTCATGATCCGTACACCATCTGTCACGATCAAGTCGGTCCCAGAGATGAAGTCGTACCTGCAGGCAGGAAGTGGTTTGTCGTTCGGGATGATCTCTGAGTATGCCCCAGACACAAGGGACATCAAGGTCGCGTCTCCCATTATGACTGACCGGATCCATCTTCCCATTTCTAGTTCTTCTGCTGCCATTAGATGAAAGGAGCATTGATTAGATCGAACATGTCCTTGGGGAACTCGTCCTTATGTGCCTCATACGCTGGCACCAAAGCAGGCGCAGCAGCACGGTACCTCGTTCCGAACTCATTATACGGGAACCAAGGCGCCGTGTCCCCTCCACCTTGCAACTGTGCCTCGTGACCTGCGACGATGCTCACTGCCTTGATCGAAGCACGGGCCTTACCAGTTTTGTATCCGAACGATCCTGGGTGCAGGCGTGACTGGGCATCCTTCGCCATGGCATTGACCACCTTCATCAGGGCAACCCGCTTGCCTGACTCGACGCGATACACTAACTCAGGAAAGTGGTTGTAGACAACCTCTGTCTCTGTCTTTGCCATTAGTTGGGGTACCTTCGTGTCTGGTAGACAGGACGGTAGTTGCGCTGCAGGTAGTGGGGGCCCGACGTTGACCCATCAGAGATCACGTACCCCTTGCCAACCTCGATTGCCACGTGATCTGGATTCTGGTAGAAGGTCATGTCTCCTGCCTGCGGAGTCGTCACGCGGGTTCCATGCTGCAGCATGGTACCTGTGTATCCCCATCCTGCGTAGTTGAACCCATTTGGGTCTGACAGGTGTGCGACGAATCGGTACCATGTGCAAGCAGAGGAGCAGTCAAGGTAACGTGGTACCTTTGGAGGGTACATCTTCTCTGTGATGCAGCGCATCCGTAGTCCTGCATCCTGGGAGTAGAACGTCTCGTCTTTATGTGCCAGGAGGAAGAATGCCGTCTTCACCGACTGAGAAACTCCGGTCGCCTGCTTCGTTCGCTTCCGCTGCTGCGCGAAAAGGTACATCCCGTACCCGTCAAAGTACTTCGCCAGTTTGTCAAGGGTGTTCTGGTTGACGCGTCCAGTCGCCTTGAGGTGGTGACCTCGCTGGAACTTCTTGACGTTGTTGACGCACCTGATCCCGTAGTGGCGTGACGCCTTACGTTTGCGGCACTTCGCAACCTTGAGGGCACGCTGCACGGCAAACACGTCTGCGCCCTCCATGCCACGCTTGAGGGGAGCACGTCCTGGTATGAGGACTGGGTTACGCCTGACTGCCATTTGGTGCCTCCGGCGGTACGTTAGGAACGTCCCCCACGTCATGCCCATCGTACTCATCCAGTGGAATCTCAGAAAGATCCTCTGGAATCAGCACGTCGTTCTCGTCAATGGGTTCTACCACCATATTGAACAACTTCCTGAACATCACAGCACCTCACGAAGGTAGGCCTGTTCGCCTGCCTGGTAACTTTGGGGCGCTTCAACGTACAGCGTCTCAAATCGGCGGTTGTTCTGGGAAGTGAGGATCACGTCGTCCGCCACCTGGATGTCTGTCCCCTTGGCGAACGAGATTGTGGTATCAGCGACCTTCGCCTGGCGAGTGGCAATCACCTGCTGTACGCCGGGAAGGACTACTGAGGTCAACCCACATGGCACATCTGCAGCAACCACTGTGACTGTTGACTCCTCACCATAGTCACCTTCGGTCATTACCTCACGCTCGATGTTACAGGTATCCGTGAACCAGACGTTCCAGGACTCCTGTATTGAGGCGAGTTCAGTAGGGGTAGGGGTCTGAGACATCTTCATCCCAGTTGGTGACCACGCCCGGAATCAGGCGACCGTAAGGCACATACCCCTTGGACAGAGACACTGACCGCATTGTCTTCTTGCCATACTGCTGAGACATCTTGATGCACTGGTCGAAGATCTGGTTCCTTGACAGCGACTTGCCCTGATCGCTGAACTGGTATCCGTTCGCAGCAAGTCCTGCCTTTCGGCGCCAACCTTCACACGCACCCAAAGCAAGGTCCCAGTTCCCAAACCAGGGTGTCCACGACTGCGCTAACCAGGTAACTCCACCGTCTACAACAGTAGTCGTCTTGATGACGGCATTTGCTGGCCAGGTAGGTTCTACGTTTGCAGACCTTCCTGCTACTGATGCCTGCCACACGATTGCTGCCGTGTAAGGGATCGCAGGCGGGATATACAACTGCGAGGACCATGACTGAGGTCCAAGTTCCCCTCGTGACGTGCGCACGACGAAGTCACCTACCGCGTAGTTAGTGGAAGGTTTCCAAATCTTGAACGCGTCTGGCGCCGTGCCGTAGCGATCTACGACACGGGCCAGTCGCATCAGGTCCTCGAGGGCATTATCGTCCAGGATTGGTTCTTGCGACGCAGCAACCATCTGCGCCAACCGGTCCTTTGCCTCAAGGTAGTCGAGTGCCATCTACAGGCGTCCTACGTCCTCCGCATTGCGCTGGAAGAAGAACCCTGCCTCCTCCGACTCAGGCACGATACCAGGTCGCTCCGCAAGCGAAGGCGAGCAATGGCATCCTGCCGCCACAAACCCGTACAGGTCTGTGGTGGTGTCTGCGATGACCAACTTCACGACACCATGCGCAGGTACGTTCTGGGCGTTGACGGTGATAACGGCACCTGTCGGGTTGTAGAGGATGACGTTTCGGTTTGCCATCTACTACTCCTTGTAGGGCGTGTGGGTTGCCTGCCCCTCATACTGGTCACCCAGTTTCGGGTCCGCCTTTGCATCCTCCGCAGACGGCGTGGTGGGGTTGTCACCTGGTTCCGGCGCGCCACCAGACAGCGTGTACGCCTCGTCAGGAAATGGGTCCACCTTGCGTCCCACATACCCCTGCTCCTGCTCCTTGTCCATCATCTCCTGGACCTGGGCCTGTCCTGCATCCCCCGACGAACTGGAGGTTGTCTCTTCGGTGGCGTCATCTTCTGCCACATTTGCTCCTTCCGCCTGTTGGATCGCGTCACGTAGCGACCCCATGTTGGGGTAGGACTCAGGATTGTCAATGCCCAGCGTGTGAGCAAGATCCTCGAGTTCACCCCTATTCATTTCGGTCAGAGACGCCATCCTACGGCTCCTTGATGATTGCCGCCGGGTAGCGGTTTGCCTCCGTCGCCTGGTCGTAGTTGATGACGTTTGCCACCTGCCAGGCGAACCTGGCGACTACGCGCAGCGCAATCATATCCTGCTGCGGCAGGTTGTAGATGATGGCACCCGTGTTGTCAGTGATGACTGCCTGATCCAGGACCTTGTACGTGAAGTCCTTGCGAACTGCCAGCATGAACTCCGACCTGTCAACCAGGATTGCCTGCGCGGCACCAGAACCCGTGGGGAACATGCCTCGCATCGGATACGAGATGGGAACTCCGTTGACCTGCAACCCATCGACCGACACGTCCATGAGACGCTCGCCCAAGGTGCTGCGGGCCTGACGGAAGCGCCCCTTGTAGACGGTGTGTGCAACGACACCGGTTGGATCGTACCCATCTGCCTCCAGTGTTGCGAAAGCATCTGAGAAGTCACCAAGGATACCACCAAGAGCGGCGGCATTCGTTCCCTTGGTAACCTGGTTGGCAGCAGCGACCGCAGACGAGACGACGTCTGTGGGCCAGGATGCCGGCTTGTTGGTGCCGAAGAACACGGCAGCGTCAAGGACGCGACCAATCGACTCCTCCAGGCGCGGCTGGATGGACCCCCAAACATCGAAGGAGGTGTCGTCAAGAACTGCTTCCGGAATCGGAATAATGGCGGCGATCTCTTCGACGTTCAGGTACTTGTTTGTCCAGTTCTGCTCCGAGGTCTGCTTGAGGCCTGTGTCACCGTTGACGAAGTAGGCGGTCGGCAGGGCGCTGATGACCGGAATCCGCTGCTGGTTGGATGCCATCTGGACGCGGGGAAACATGCCAAGAGCGGCAGAATCTCGTATCACGCCTTCAAGGACTCCAGAAGCAACATCTTCCGGGATCAGTGCCTGTACTTCGGAGCGAGAAATGACGTTGGTGTATGCCACTATCTCTCCTAAGTTGTTACTGGACGATACCTGCGTGACGCCGCAACAGAGTATTCATGTCTGTGGAACCCTCTCCACCTCCGCTGCCGTCTCCACCGCCTGCACCACCGTCTGCCCCACCAGCAACATTGCCAGCGAGATAGGGACGTGCCTTGAGAATGCCACGCATCTGCTTCTCAAGTGCCGCGTCGTCATCTGCGTCGTTCCAGTCAACAAGGCCCGCTGCGATCTCCGGGTCGATGATCCCCACCTTGCCTGCTGCCACCTGGGCCCGCAGATTCTGGTTCTGGGATTCGAGATCCTTGTTGCGTGTTGACAGTGTCTCCACCTGGGTCGTCGCCTTCTCGATGTCCGACTGTGTCCCTGTCTTGAGACGGTCCCGCTCCTCTTCAGCGTCCTTCAACCGTGTGCGAAGGTTACGTGCCTCGGAACGGAGTTTCCGTGCGTCCTCAGTGGACAGGTTTGATTCCCCGCCAGATCCACCCTGGGTTCCAGCACCATCGCCACCCTGGGCGCCCGACGTGCCAGTGCCGCCCTCGCCAGTACCTTCTCCTTCAGTACCTTGGGCACCTTCGCCGTCGTTTTCGCCTGCCATTTTAGGCATCCTTCCTTGCGTTTGTCAACCGCTAAAGGGGATTGACCTGGGGTGCTTCTGCGAACTCCACGTCGCCAGTGACTGCCTTGCCGGCGATCACGGTGATCGTGCCCTGCGAGGTGACCTCGGATCCGTCGTCGTTGACGGTGGTCACAGAAATGATGGCAGCACCTGGTGCGCCGATCTCGACCGTGCCCGTGAGGCCATCATCAGATGCCGTCACGGTTGCCGATGCCTCGTTGTCAGAGGCCCACGAAGGAACGTCATCGGGTGTTGCCACGTTGCCTTCGGCATCGAGGAAGGTAACTGTGGCGCTAAGAGCACCAGAGTCATCTGCTACTGAGATCATGCCCATTGCGGTTTCTCCTTCTGTTGTGAATATTACAGGCGTTGCCATTGTAGGCGATCCTGGGAACAGGTGTTCCAGTTGTTCTGCGAGCGCACGTAGCGCCTTCGATAGGAAAGGAGCATTGTGTCGTGCAAATCTCTGGAAGAAAGTCGTCATACACCCCACTTAGTTTGGAGGTAGGTCTCGACCTGTGTACGATCTGCAGGTGTGAGAGCATGATCGTAGACGATTACCTCAGCGATATCCACCGCTCCGGGACGCGCCGTAAAGTTACTGGCACCTATATACAAAGGCACATTGGGAGTCGCAGGCGTACCTGCAGTCGCAGTTGACCCGTTTGAGGCACCCTGGATGAATACCTCAACAGTTGTCGCGCCACGCACACACGCGATCTTTTGCCAGGTTTGGGTAGGTGCTGCAGGACTAACATCTGTGTAACCTGCTGCCGCTGTGTCAAAGACGCTGAACTGAACGCTGGAGGCATCCTGCTGACGCAACTGGTAGTTACGGATTGTGCCTGTTGCTGTGCCTGCGTTAGAGTACCCATCTTGCGATGGCACCGCATCATTCGCCTTGCCAACCAAGATCACCGTGTACGCTGCTGGCCAGTTGAAGAAAGCAGTTACCAGGTAATCATCGACACCATCGAACCTAACAATACGCCCACCTGCGAGTTGCCCTGTCTTGCATAACGGTTGCAGGGACCCAGTCGCCTGAGTGGCGTGACGTGCGTTGGATGAGCGATCGCTCAACTGAGGCACAGCAACACCATCTGCCAGCGCGAGTTGCGAAGCATCCAACCATACCATGAGGCCTGGCAGTTGCGACGGGTCAAACGGTACCGCAGGTGGCCACACCTTGGTTGCCCCTGCGTACACGGAAGATACTGGATTCGCCCCAAGACGCAGGGAATCTGCCGTGTTGAGAAGTGGCGTCACCCGACGATAACGTAGAGCGTGTTAGGGTCCTTCACAGGCAAAGCAGTATATGCCGCCTGTGTGATTTGCGTCCATGGTCCTGGAGGCCCAGTTGCACCTGTAGCACCTGGTGCACCTGCAGCACCTGGAGTACCAGCAACACCCGTCGGACCTGCAGGACCAGTAGCACCCGATGCCCCAGTCGATCCTGCAGGTCCTTGGGGTCCTTGGGGTCCCGTTGCACCCGGAGGACCTGCTGGCGCGAGCGTTGAGGCGATGGTGATATCCGCTGAGTCAACCGTCGTGACGATCTGCTGCGTAGGTGCAACAGTCGCCTCGAGGTCTATGGTCGACTCGATCATCGCGTCACGTCAGGGATACAGGTTACGGCGCCCTGCACTACCGTTGCAGGTTCAGCACCTGTTGCCGTCCACTGCACGTCCCAGTACCCAGCGAAGGGGCCTGCGCCACCAAGAGCAGTCGTTTGGGCACCTGTCAACGATAGAACCACGACACCTGTGGCACCTTGCGACAGATCAACCGCGAAGGACTCCTCTACCTGGGTGTCCATCCGGTCCTGGCGTATCTGCGCTTGCACCGTACCCGTGAGATTCCAGGGCGTACCGTCGCCCTTCTTCACAGTCAGGCGTAAACCCACCCCGTCTCCAGCATACAGCGCCAGATTCACGACCTCTGGGACCAAAGATACGAGTTCGTCAGTCATTTCCACCTGTCAAAGGACGTTGACCCGACTGAGACCTGGTTAGAGTCGCCTGCTGACCGGGAGTTTGGGACGTGCGCCCGGATGCTGGGCCTCCTGTTGGGTTTCCGCCCCCAGATCCTTGGGGATTTGTGTCTGGATTCAAGTTGACACCGTGTGCTCCAGGTGCCGGAACACCTAGAAGCGGTTGATTTGCTGCCTGCTCCTCGATAATCGCCGCGATCTCGTCGTCATCATACCCTGCTTCCTTCAGCAACTGGGTGAGCGACACGCCAAGTGCCTTCTTCTTGAGGAGTACGTCCATGATCTCACTATCTGAACGTGACGTCTCAACTGCCCACTTGGGGTTCAGGTCGAGATCGTCGGGAACAGTGGTCGCATCCAACTTGAGAGCGAAGGTCATTACGTTCTCCCAGACGTCCTCCGCTGCCGAAATCCGGTCCTTTACCTTCTTCGTGAAGCGCACCTCTGCTGACTTCAGTGCCTCTCCCGAAGGGAAGTCACGGTGCGTCATAAAGAAGTAGTGCATTGGGGTACCTGATACGCGTGCGATCTCTGTACGCAGGTTCTCTTGCACCCCAGTAAACTGTCCCAGGTCCGCTTGCGAGAAATCACCGAACTTGGTGTTCTCATCAGGGGAGGTCATCATGCGATCAGATCCCACGTTGAACGGTGGATTCACAGGTTTGCCCGTCTGCTCGTCAACCTCGACCTCGATACCAGTTGCCCAACGCTGACGGTAGGCCTGAAACTCCATTGCCACCATCATATCGCATACTGCCTTATTGAGCGCGTCCTGGAGAGGGATCACGTCGTCCAACTCAGAGGAACCACGTCGTGCCTGTCGCTTGTTGATGAAGTGGAATACTGGCACCTCACCCCAAGGATTGTTGACGGGGGAGTCGTAGAGGATGAAGTTATCTGCCTTCAACGTGGCAGTGTCCCCTAACCCGTACACCACCTTCGCCTTGACTGGTTCCTTTGTGACGTACTTCTCAATCACGTTGGGGTAGTAGAGGTTGAGACGCAGTTTCAGCGTGTTCTCGTCCTGCCACATCTTCGTTGCCTTCACGATCTTGCGGTCGTCATCTGAGTCGTACATGACTGCCATCTGACGTGCTTCTTGCGGGTAGACGCGCACGTTCATGTCTGCGTCCACCCACACGATGGCGTAGGACTCGCCTGCCTTGAGCATCTCCGTGTGGACCTCGCCTGAGATGGTATCCATTTCCATCTCCTCCCACAGGTCCCATGCTGCCTTAGCGACCGGGTCGATGGTGACGGCGCGCATCTTCTGCTGCGGCGGAGGAATAACAGTTCCATCTGGTTGGGGGCCTGGTTGCGGGGAACCTTCGGGAGGTGGCGGCGTCACGACTGGTTCGATCTTGACGACTGCCTGGTTGGTGGTAAATCCTCGGATGACCATGCGATCTGCAACTGCGTCAACTACCGTCGGGCACAAGTTGTCTGCGATCTCCCGGAACAGGTGACCGAAGGCGTTGCGGAACTTCTCAGTAGCGAAAGCAAGACGGTGGTTTCCGTCGTAGTAGGCACACCGCAGGGCGTAACGGGGCATACGGTCATTGCCTTTGAACTGGCGGATCGCCCAATCGAGGTCTGATCGTGGCACGCGTCTCCCGTTCGTCAGTTACTGCCTATCAGCATACACACGTGCGCACGTGACTGCAAGGTCAAACGGGGGAAGGGGATTACCCCTCTGCACCCGCAGGATGACGTTAGCGCGCGTTTCACGAGTTACCAGATTCATCAAACTTCGCGTTTCCATAGAGAAGCAACGTCTGCTGCTGAGAATCCCATCAGGAGGAAGGCGGCAATGATAACGACGACACGTACCGGCGTATCCTGAGCAATCGTCTCATGGAGGATCATCACAATACCAATCACTAGGAGAGCAACTGCCCGTACCTTGGCGAACCACGATGGCATCTCGAAGGCAGATTCCTTGCTGTCCACCTCACCATGATACAAGCTTTCCGCGCCGTGAAGCAAGCATCTCGAAGGCGCCTGATGACGCATCTACCTGGTCGTCATTGCGCCCATAGGGAAAGGACTCGTGCTCCTGCAAGTAGTCCTCGTTCCAGGGCGCCTCGACCAGGTAAACGTCGTGACGCTCGACCGCCGCCGAATACGGGCCTGCCCGCACCTCCTTGTCGCCAGATGGCAACTTGCCCTTCACGTCGTATCCTGCCATCATCCGCGAGTAGGTATCGACCACGTGGGTCCCGGCAGATCCTCGTTCCTTCTCGATCTGCTGCTTCGTGCCGCGACCATCCTTGCGCACGGTTTGCCGGAATACGTCCTGCACACGCTTAGGGGTTCCCTTGAAGTGTTGCACGTCGAGGACGTAGATGTCACCATCGTCTGTGATCCCCATCTTCACCCCAGATGTGTAATCTGAGTACTGCTGGTCAGTCGCTGCAAAGTCCCAATGCCGTACCACCTTCTTGAGGCGACGCGGGTGGGACTGCACTGTCTGAAAGTTCTCGCGCTGGAACATGCCGCCTGACTTCGGCGCAGGCCGCTGCTGGAACAACGCTGAGAATACGTAGGTACCAACGGATGCCTGGATCCGCTCGAGTTCCGCTATCGGGTAGCGCTCTGGCCACAAGGCCTCACCGATTGCACGCCCCAGTGGGTCGTCTTTACTTTCACAGATCGCAGGGAAAGAAACTCTTAGAAACTGATCTGCCAGCGGATCTGATTCCTGCTCTGCGATCAAGCGTCCCGCCAAGTCATCTTCATGCCACCTAGTCATGATTATGAGGATGACGCCGTCTGGTTCCAGGCGCGTTCTCGCGGTACTCTGGTACCAATCCCAGGTGCGATCACGGATCACCTTGGAGTTCGCCTCCTGGGCGTTCTTGACTGGGTCGTCAATCACGAGAACATCGGCACCGCGACCGGTAATGGCACCTCCGACGCCTGCGGTAATCATCCCACCCTGGAATGCCTCAATGTCCCACCTGTCTGCTGC